AAGCGATTTAAAATAATCTTTAAACATTTTTATCGCTTCTTGTGTTTTTTCTTCATCGCCTGATACAATGATTTTAAACATATTGTTCATAGCCTCACGACACACTTGAGGAGTAGATGACTTGACTGCTTCAATACCCATTATCTTAATTTTAGGCTCAGCATATTGCACACCTTCGTTGTTGTGAACGTTAAGAATATATCGTTTTTTAGCAGTCCATATTCCTCTATCAGCAATCGCTTCTCGCTTCATAACCATACGGTGACTATAAGCATTTGTTTTATCTGAGAAATCGTTGAACGCTTTTTCAAGCATTGGCTCAATTGCTTTGGAGCCAAACTCATCTAAGAAATTTACTGGATTTTTAGGCTTAAACTTTTCAATTAGATCACTAACTCCAATATACAAAGAGTCAGTATCCATCGCAATCACACGGTCTTTACTTTCTCCTAAGAACTTATCAAGGAATTCGTTGACACTTTTCTCGCCGTGTTTGATAACTGCCTGACCTGTCATAGTAATACCAGAGGCAATCCGAAGATCAAAGTAGCGAAAGTATTTATTACCCATAGCTCCATAAAGAGAATTGAGAAGAATTTTAATTGCAGTCTGAAGAGTTTCAAGCCGAGCAACTTGACCGGTAGTAGCTTGGTATTCTTTACGTTTGCGTTTGGATATTGTTTCAAGCTTTGTTTTAGCTTCAAGCATTTCATCCTTAACAGTAACACGTTTAGCATATAGCTCTTCGACGATTTCCGGAATAATACCTTTCTTGGCTTTACTAAAGACTGCACCATTAGATGCTGTCGCTCCTTCTGCACCAGGCATACCTAAAATAGTTTCTGGCGACATATTGTATTGCACAATAAGGTTAGGATACAGAGAGTTAAGATCAAACGACATCACCCAGTCGTGCATACCAACATGTGGATCTTTTACGTAACCTCCAGGAAATGCTTCAGTAGTTTTTTCTTCTGATGGAATCGTCGCAATCTTTGAACGCGCTAGACGACGGAAGATAATTGAATCCCAGATCGCGCATGTACCTAGTGTATCTTGATAATTTACTCCTCCAAGATATGCCATAGTCATAACAAGAGTGATAAGACCTAGCTTGTCTTCCATGCGTTCAATAAGCTCTACGTCTTTAATGTTATAGTCAACAAACATTTGGTAATCAGCATCATAAAGATCACGTAAAGAACCAACTTCAGAATAGTCAAGTTTTTTCTCACCTAACACTACGCTTGAAATATGATTAAGCGAATACGACTCTTGGTTACCATATGTATACGCGAACTTTTTAAACAGGTCCATATAGTCAAGGTGTTGAATACCAGTAATATCAAAGGTTGTTCGTATACTTCCTTGAACACGAATATCTTTGCGTTCAATCTTACGCCATGGTGAAATGTTTCGTACGGCCTCTTCACCTAACAGAAAGACCATGCGAGAAATCATGTAAGGAATATCAAAGAAGCGTGTATTCCAACCAGTAATAATATCTGGTGTATTATCTGGTGTTGCCCAATATTCTATGAAAGCTTCTAACATTGCAGCTTCGCTAGTGAATTGGCGATACTCGATTTTTAGATGATTAAGCTGAGTTGCTTGTTCGTCATAAGGTTTCAAACCCCAAACACGATAAGTATCGTCCCTGGAACTCTTCAGCGCAATAGTAAGAATCTCATTTACTGGGTTGTCAATTTCAGGGAAACCATCACCAAAGGATGTTTCAATATCTAAAGAAGCAATATCAATCAATCTTCGGTCATATGGTATTTCATTTGGAAACTGCCCTTGAATAAAGGCTGGTATATGACGTTCGTTTCCATAAAGTTTAAAGTCAGGAACATCGCGGTATGTTTTTTGGAAATCCCTTAGCTCTGACATAGAGCTAAATTGTATGGGATCAACAGGGACTCCATCAAGTGATTTCCATGTTGTGTTTTGCTTTTTTGATTTTAAGTATAGCGTTGGTTTGTATTTGATGCGATGCGTTACTTTTTTTCCATCATCATCGTATCCTCTGTAAAGAAGGTTGTTCGCAAACCTTTCAACACTTGTATAAAACCCGCCTAATATCATGTATGTATTATAACCTATTTGGACTTAGTTGTAAATACTAAAGTTCGTGTGTAAACAAACAAGCCCTCTTAGAACGGATTCTAAGAGGGCTATAGTATTTATGGTTTATGTGTGTTACTCGTTTAGAAGTTCCCTCTTCTGATTAATCTTAAACCTTTTAGGTTTTTTCTCTTCAGGCACATTTTTGTCTAAGCACACAGTTAGAATACCGTTCACTAAAGTTACTTCTGTAACTTCAATATATTCTCCCAGTGTAAACTGTTTACTAAACTTACGATTCGCGATTCCTTTATGAATAAAGGTTTCATCTTCGCCACGAATAGTTTCTGATGAAATCGTAAGAACGTTTTCATCTTGTGCTATTACTAAGTCTTTTTGACTTAGACCTGCGACAGCAACTTCGATCTTAAAGGAATCATCTCCTGTTCTAACCACGTTATGTGGAGGATAAGCCGGTTGCTGTGAATTTAATCTTTCGAGTCTGTCGAAAACAGAGTCGAACCCTACGCTCCACGCATGTGGAATATTATATGTTGTCATTTTTTTTATCTCCTTATTTAAGCGAGTTAATAATGTTGAGCTCCTTTCAGACGCTCGTTTGAGTAGTCGCTTTAACCACTCAAAAGTTATTTATACGTTTTTACGTTACCAATTGAATATTTTGATTCGAGATTCCATTCTTTTTTGTCACGGTGGGAAATTATTTTAATAGAACGTAAAGACGTTTTAGGTGAAGCTTCTTCTGGAATAACGACTTCTAATAAACCCCAATCAGAAAGTAAAGTAGCAATAGTGTTCCTTCTAGCAAAGTCGTCTTCTGTAAAGTTTGAAGGTTTACCATCAAGAAGAAAAAGTTCTTTAAAATGAACGATAAAATAGCGACCTTGCTTGTGAAGAATATGACAACTTTGGTATAAAGTATTTTGTTCTTTTTTAGAAGATACACCAATACGGGTAAGTGTTTCTCTAATTTTTAGGAAATCATCAGGTTCTTCAATTTGTACCTCTAACATACTTGTAGGTTTCCATTCTATAATATCTTCGTTCATAGAACTATTTATAGAAATTTAACCTTTATCTTATTCACGTATTTTAATAGGTATCTTCCTTTTTAGAGGAAATAACATCAGCTCCGCAATAGTTTGACCATGATCTTTGAGTTGTTTTATTTAAGCAATAATCATATAACAGATCTTCAATAATAAATGATGGGCCAGTATACCATTCTTCTTTCTTTGCTTTTTCGAAAAGACATTTAATTTGTTCTTCGGCCTGAAGCATTATTTCTCTAGTACATTCTGCTACCTTCTTAGCCTCTTCTTCAAATTCACTAGTCACTTTAATTTTAGCACTCATTACTTTTTATTTTTAAATTTGCGGATAATTAATTTAATGGAAATAGCAGCCGCGGCAAATATACCAATTGTTTTCTTAAATTTCATTTATTTTCCTCCCTTGTCATGCTTCTTATAAAGTTTATTTATTTCATTCTTATTAAATAGCGAATGAACAGCCTCTGCTTTTTCACGAGAATAACCATACTCTTTTTGTATAATCTCAATTTCACCTGATGCTTCGGCTTTTTTAGACCATTTAGAAAACCTGCGTTTTGCAGTAACCATATTTCTATAAAAGTCATACTGCATACGATTAGGTAGTGTATGATGAATATTCATTTCATTGGCAAATATTACAGTATCTTTAAAATATGATAGTGACCTATTAACTACAAAAGGAACATACGCCTTTTCTATAGAATCCGGATTTGAAATTTCTAAAGATTGATCTGCTTTACAATCTTTCAATAGATGCTTTCCCTTACGCCCATCGTTAATAGAGCTTATAAATGTAAACGGTGTTATTTTACTCATTTCCACTCAGATGAAGCCATTATTTCTGTGAGACACGCAACAGTATTTAGTTCTTTGTCTGCAACAAAACCTGCTTTGTATTGGTAATCAGCAAGGATTAGAATGATTGCTGGAATTGATTGAGGTTTAGCAAAATCATATAACGTATCATAAATTCTTCTAAAAATAACGGATGAATCTACATCTGTGTTATTTGTAACCCAACCTCTCATGCTCTTAAAATCCTTACTCTTTAAGAATCCTACTAATGCTGCGATATTTTGATCTGACAGACCAATTAAAATGTCTGAAGTAATTTCACCAGATGATGAGTAACGTTGGCATTCGTTAATAACTCTGCGCCAGTCTGGTGCGTATCGCATAATCAACTCTGCAAGAATTTTATTATTAAAGTCGACACATTCAGAAGTAAGGATATGTTGCATCCTTTTCATAAATCCTGCAGCAAGTGCGGCAAGTTGTTTTTTTGTAGTGTTAAATTCAATGACTGAACACCTTGAATGTAAAGGCTCAATAATTCTATTCTTAAAATTACACGTTAAGATAAATCTACAATTAGTACTAAACTCTTCAATAAAACCGCGTAATGCTGGTTGTGTTGATTGTGCGTTTAGATAATCAGCCTCATCAAGTATGACTACTTTTATTCCTCCACTTAAGGAAACAGATGAGGCAAATTGTTTAATCTTAGATCTTAGAACATCAATGCCGTTTTCTTCTGAGGCGTTGATAACAATATTGTCGAGATTTAATTGGTTACATAATGCCCGGGCAACTGTTGTTTTACCAAGACCAGCTGATCCTGTTAAAAGCATATTATGCATTTCGCCAGTGTCGACAATTTTTTGAAAAGTCTTTTTTAGACTTTCTGGAAGAATACAATCTTCGATGGTTTGTGGGCGATACTTTTCAACCCATAGGAATTCACTTTTACTCATAAACAAATATATTTTACACTATTTTTTACAGATTGTACATAATAAATGGCTCCGAAGGTAGGGTTCGAACC